CCACCTTCGGCCGGCTGCAGAGCGAGCTGCTGCATCCGCTGCTCGCGCGCTGCCTCTCCGTGCTGCGCCGCCGCGGCATCGTGCCGGCCTTCCAGCTCGACGGCCAGGTCGCGGCGCTGCAGATGCGCTCGCCCCTCGCCCAGGTGCAGGCGCGGGCCGATGCGCAGGGCGTGCTGATGTGGCTCGAGGTGGTGCGCACGCTCGGGCCTGAGGCGGCGCGCACGGCCGATGCGGCGGCCGCCTCGCGCTGGCTCGCACGCCTGCTCGGCGTGCCGCCTGACCTCGTGGTCAGCGCCGCCGAGGAAGCCGCGCTGATGACGCCGATGCCTGAGCCTTCCACAGACCTTCCCGCCTGACAGCTGCCCTTCCGAGAGGACGCCATGCCCGACAACCTGATCGACATCACGCTCGAGGACGGCGCCGCCGCGCCGAAGGCCAAGGGCACGCGCCCGGCCGACGTGCCCGAGAAGTTCTGGGACGAGGAGGCAGGCGGCATCCGCGTCGATGCGCTGCTGAAATCATACCGCGAGCTCGAGAAGCGGCTCTCGCGCATGGTGACGCTGCCTGGCGACGACGCCGACGAGGAGGAGCGGTTCCGCTTCCTCCGCGCCCTCGGCGTGCCCGAGACGGCCGATGCCTACACGATCGAGGAGCGCCACCCGCTGGTGACGCCCGACAAGGACGTGAACGCGCGGCTGCACAAGGCCGGCTTCACGCCGCAGCAGGTGCAGCTCGTCTACGACCTCGCGGCCGAGCGGCTGCTGCCGCTGATCGCCGAGGCCGCGCAGATGTTCGAGGCCGAGCGCGAGATCGATCGCCTGCGCGATCATTTCGGCAGCGACGAACGCTGGCAGCGCGCGGCCAAGCAGCTCGCCGCCTGGGGCCGCGCCAACCTCGCCCCCGCCGTGTTCGAGGCCCTCTCCTCGACGGCCTCGGGCGTGCTCGCCCTGCACACGATGATGGAGAAGGGCGAGCCTGCCCTGCTCAACAGCGCCGAGCCCGAGGAGAGCATGGGCGAGGACGAGCTGCGCACGATGATGCGTGACCCGCGCTACTGGCGCAAACGCGACCCCGACTTCGTCGCCCGCGTTTCCGACGGGTTCCGCAAGCTGTTCCCGGGCGAACGCTGAGCTCACCGGCCGGTGCGCCACGCGCGCGCCGGCCTCGGCGGGGCTTGAGCGTCGTTCCCCTTCCCTGGCGATGCTCGCCCCGTCTTCGGGGCGGGTGGCGTGCGCGATCGCGCGTGCTGCCCGCCCCGCGTCATTCCGCCCGCGGCCAACCGCCCCCAGCGGCCCGCGGGACAGAGGCTGCCCGCGAGGCCCCGGCCGCAAGGCCGACCGGACAACCCGCGCGCCGCCAGGCCGCACGCACGCAACCCGAACCATGAGGATCTCCGATCGTGGCAGTCTCGATCGAACAGTCCTTCGTCAGGCAGTTCCAGACGGAGGTGCACGAGGCCTATCAGCGCCTCGGCTCCAAGCTTCGCCCCACCATCCGCTCCAAGACCGGCGTGAAGGGCGCCTCCACCGTGTTCCAGAAGGTGGGCAAGGGCATCGCCGGCACCAAGGCGCGGCATGGCGCCGTGCCGGTGATGAATGTCGACCACACCCCGGTCGAGTGCTTCCTGTCCGACTATTACGCCGGCGACTGGATCGACAAGCTCGACGAGCTGAAGGTCAATCATGACGAGCGCGGCGTGATCGCCAATGCCGGCGCCTATGCGCTCGGCCGCAAGACCGACGATCTCGTCATCGCCGCCCTCGACGGCGCGACGAAGGAGGCCACCGGCACCGCGACCGGCACGACCGACGCCGAGGGCCTGACCAAGGCGAAGGTGCTGCTCGCCTTCGAGATGCTGGGCGCGGCCGACGTGCCCGATGACGGCCAGCGCTTCGCCGTCGTCGGCTGGAAGCAGTGGTCCGAGCTGCTCGGCATCCCCGAGTTCGCCAGCTCCGACTACATCGGCGCCGACGAGCTTCCCTGGAAGGGCACGCAGGCCAAGCGTTGGCTCGGCACGCTCTGGATGCCGCACAGCGGGCTGACGCGCCAGGGCAACCTGCGCTTCTGCTACTGGTATCACCGCACCGCCATCGGCCATGCGGTGGGTGCGGAGGTGCAGACCGACATCACCTGGCACGGCGAGCGCGCGGCCTGGTTCGTCAACAACATGATGAGCCAGGGTGCGACGATGATCGACGCCGACGGCGTCGTCCGCCTGCGCTGCCGCGAGGCCTGAGCTCCTTCCCCCTCCGCTCGCCCGAGCGGAGGGGGACCCTCCTTTCCGTTGCGAAGGATCACCGACCATGGCGCTCTCGGCGCTTGCCCTCTGCTCGCGCGCGCTGCTCAAGATCGGCGCGGCGACGATCTCGAGCTTCGACGAAGGCACGGCCGAGGCCGAGGTCGCGGCGAACCTCTACCCCTCCGTGCGCGATGCCCTGCTCTCGGCCTTCCCGTGGAGCTTCGCGACCGCGCAGACGAAGCTGCCGCGGCTCGCCGCGAGCCCGGCCGCGGACTATGCCAACGCCTTCCAGCTGCCGCCCGATTTCCTGCGCGCGCTGTCGGCCGGCACCGGCGGCCAGGGCCGCGGCGTCGTCTACCGCATCGCCGAGAACCGGCTGCACGCCGATGCGCCCGAGGTGGTGCTGACCTACGTGTTCCGCCCCTCCGAGAGCATCTTCCCGCCTTTCTTCGACAGCGCGCTGATCGGCCGCCTCGCCGCCGAGTTCTGCATCCCGCTGACCGAGAACACCTCGCGGGCCGAGCTGCTGTTCAAGCTGGCCGAGCAGGAGATGCGCGCGGCACGGCTGACCGACAGCCAGCAGGACACGCCGCCCTCCTTCCAGGACTTCTCCCTCATCACCGCGCGGGGCTGACGGGAGATGGTCGCGATCCGTCGCCTCAAGACCAGCTTCGCCGCCGGCGAGCTCTCCGACGAGCTGCTCGGCCGCGCCGACCTGCGGGCCTACGAGAACGGCGCCCGCCGGCTGCGCAACGTGTTCATCCTGCCCACCGGCGGGGTGCGGCGGCGCCCCGGCCTTGCCCATGTCGCGACCCTGCCGGGGCCAGGCCGCCTCGCCTCGTTCGAGTTCAACACCGAGCAGACCTATCTCCTCGTCTTCCTCGACCGCGAGCTCGCGGTGTTCCGCGGCGAGCAGGAGATCGCGCGCATCGTCACGCCCTGGACGGAGGCGCAGCTTCCCCAGCTCGCCTGGACGCAGAGCGCCGACACCATGCTCATCGCCCACCCCGACATGCCGCCGCAGCGGCTGACGCGCGGCGCGGGCGAGAGCTTCACCCTCGCCGCCTGGCGCTTCGTCGCCTTCCCCTTCTTCCGGTTCGGCGACGAGGACGTGACGCTCGCCGTCACCGGCACGACGGGCACCGTCACGGTCACCGCCTCCGCGCCGATCTTCCAGCCGTTGCACGCCAACGTGGAGTTCCGCATCGGCAAGAAGCGGCTTCGGCTCATCACCGTCACCTCCGCCACCGTCGCGACCGCGACCATCATCGAGACGCTGACGGGCACCGCCGCGACGCGTGACTGGGACGAGGCCGCCCTCTCGCCCGTGCGCGGCTGGCCCGGCACCCTCTGCTTCCACCAGGACCGCCTGGTCATCGGCGGCTCGCGCGACCTGCCCAACCGCCTCTGGCTCAGCCGCACCGGCGACCTCTTCAACTTCGACCTCGGCACCGGCCTCGATGACGAGGCGATCGAGTTCGCCCTGGTCTCCGACCAGGTGAACGCCATCCGCGCGGTGTTCTCCGGCCGCCACCTTCAGGTGTTCACATCGGGCGCGGAATGGATGGTGACGGGCGATCCGTTGACGCCTGGCAACATCCAGCTGAACCGCCAGACCCGCATCGGCTCGCCGGTCGACCGCCTGGTGCCGCCGGTCGATGTCGATGGCGCGACGATCTTCGCCTCGCGCACCGGCCGCGGCGTGCACGAGTTCGCCTTCGCCGATGTCGAGCAGGCCTATCAGTCATCCGATCTCGCCGTGGTCGCACGCCATCTCGTCGATCGCCCGATGTCGATGGCGTATGACCAGGTCAGCCGCCTCCTGCATCTCGTGATGGCCGACGGTTCGCTCGCGACGCTGACGCTCTACCGCGCCGAGCAGGTGACGGCCTGGACGCGGCAGGAGACCGCCGGCGCCTTCCGCGCCGTCGCCGAGGTGGAGGGCATCGTCTACCTCCTCGTCGAGCGCGACCGCACCATCAGGCTCGAGCGGTTCGATGCCTCGCTCGCCGTCGATGCCGGCCTGAGCGCCGCATGGCCCGTGCCGAGCGACACGTTCGACGGGCTCGAGCATCTGGCCGGGCAGGACGTGACGGTGGTGGCGGACGGCGCGCCGCGTGGCGTGTTCGCCGGCAGCTTCGGGCTGGTCCCGCTCGATCCGCCAGCGAGCGTCGCCCAGGCCGGGATCGGCTTCGCGCATCTGATCGAGCCGCTGCCGCCGGAGCTCGCCGGCCAGTATGGCGCGCGCACCGGGCCGGTGCGGCTCGTGTCGGTGACGTTCCGCCTGCTCGAGACGGCGGCGCTGACGGTCGATCTCGGCAACGGCCCGCGCGCCGTGCCGTTCCGCCGCCTGGGCGCCGGCGTGCTCGACGCGGGCCCGCGCCTCTTCACCGGCGACAGGACGCTGCGGGCCATCGGCTGGCGCCGCGACGTGACGCAGCCGCTCTGGCGCATCGCCGGCGCCGCGCCGCTGCCGCTGACACTCCTTTCCGTGACGACCGAAATCAGGGTGAACGACTGATGGCACAGATCGCACCGCTTGCCTCGCTCATCTCCGGCGTCGCCGGCCTCGCCTCGGCGCAGGGACAGCAGCGCCAGGCGCAGGCGCAGGCACAGGCTCAGGCGCAGGCCGATGCCATCCGCGGCGCGCAACTGCAGGCGCAGAGCGTCGAGCAGCAGCGCCTGCGCCGCGAGGCGCTCGCCCGCACCGTGGCCTCGGCACGGGCACGGCTCGCCGCCGGCGGGGTGAGCGCGGGCGAAGGCTCGGGTGCCGCGCTGCTCGGCGGCATCGAGGAGGAGGCGCGTGCGCGGAACGATGCCGATGCACAACAGCTCAATCTCCGCCTCGCCGCGGGGCGCAGCTCGCTGCTCGACAGCGGCGGCAACCTCACCCCCTTCGTGCGCGCCGGCGCCACCCTCGCCTCGAACCTGGGCACCTCCGTGCGCAGCCTGCTGAATTTCTGACGCGCACGCCCACCGGAAGGACCGACACCTCATGGCCGAACACATCACGATCGGCGATACGGCGCCGCGCATCCAGTATCTCGCCTCCGGAACGGATACCGGCTTCACCTATCCCTTCGCGGTGTTCCGCGCCGGCGATGTCGCGGTCCATCTCGGCGCCGACGAGGTCACGGAAGGCTTCACCGTGCTCGGTGCCGGCCGCTCCGAGGGCGGAACGGTGCTGTTCGACGCACCGCCACCTTCCGGCACGGTGGTGACGCTGCGGCGGCGGATGCCGCTCGGCCGCGTGACCGACTTCCAGGAGAATGGCGAGCTCCGCGCCGCGGTCCTGAACGACGAGCTCGACGCGCAGGCCGCTGCGATCCAGCAGGTGGCCGACGATGCCGCCCGCGCGCTGCGCTTCTCACCGACCGACACCGCTCCCTCCCCGGTGCTGCCGGCGCGCGAGGCCCGGGCCAACCGCGTGCTCGGCTTCGATGCGGCCGGCGTGCTCACGCTGCATCCCGCCCTCGGCGGCGCGGCCTCGGCCAGCGTGCAGCAGCAGGGGGCCGGCGCGGTCCTGCGCTCGCTCGGCGACAAGCTCGCCGAGGCGCTGACGGTGGCCGATTTCGGCGCCGCCGGCGACGGCACGACGGATGACCGCGCGGCCATCCAGGCCGCCTTCACCGCAGCGGGGCAGGCAGGCCGCCTGGTGGTGATCGGCGAGGGAGACCACGCCGTCTCCGGCCCCGTGTCGCTGCCCGCCGGCGCGGCCGGGCTCGTGATGCAGGGGCGCATCGTCTACTCCGGCACGGCGGCGGCGACGATCCTCACCCTCGGCGCGGGTGCGAGCGGCCCGGTGCAGGGCAGGCTCTGGCAGGGCATCCGCGTCATCCGCGCGCAGCAATCCTCGTGGGCGAGCGAGGGCGACATCGGCGTGCTCGTGCGCTCGCCGGCCGATTGCGTGATCGAGGTGCGCGAGGCGGCCGGCTTCACCATCGGCGTGCGCGTTCTCGCCGAGGGCGGCACGGCGTCCGGCAGCGCT